TCAACTTAACTTCTTTACCGCTTGCGGAATAGTATTTCGCACTTGGAACGACATAGATGTCGGCCGCGTCGGTCGCGCCCGCAGTCGAAATGCGTAAGTCGGCGCCCGCCGCTTTTGCGTCCCAACCGTACATCCCGGCCGTGCCGAAACTTCCGCCGATATCAACGACAAAACCGTTTGGATCGTCGTCGTCACCAACTTCAAGAACTGTCGTTCCCGTGATCGCCGTGTCTACGATAACGTAAACTTTTTCGATAACGGTTCCCGCGGGGATCGCCCAAAGATCGCCGTCAACAAATGGCTTTGGTGACGAATAGCTTTGACCGCTTCCGCCCGTTGCCGTGCCTTTTAAATAAACCGTGTGAACAAACTTTTCACCAACCGCGCCGCCCGCACCGGCGAATGATTGAAAACCGCAAAGCGTAACCGCTGCGGCGATCAACAAACTAACTAAGTATTTCATGTTAGACCCCTTATAAAAAATTAAAGTTAAACTTCATTCAAGGAAAAGCCGAAAACAATCTTTCGGCTTTATCAATTCGCTATTAAGTCAACGTTACAACGCGCAAGTTTGACGCTTGTTTCACGCCAAACAATACGTCCATGTTCACGCGCATTGAGCGAATACCTTCGCCGCCGCGATTGAACACACCAACTTGCGGCGCTTGTTGAACCGCTAGTTGCATGAAAATCGGATGAAACAAATACGACACGTTACCCGCAACTGTTGTCAATTTGGGCGTGAAGCCCATGACCGGCGTTGCAATGGCGCCCGCTGTTAACGGTGAACCACTTGGGATATAGTCGCGGCTTGTAAAGCCTGAAATGTTGAACAAGTCATTATGTTGAGCGGCGCCGTTTATCATTACGCGACCGGCTTGTTCAACGTTTTGAGCGTCTAACAATTCTTTCGCTTCTAAGATATCGGCAAGCGCCAACGTTGTCGAACTATCATAGGCGATCGCGTGATCCGGTGCCGCGGCACTTGGAACGATCGTGTCGATGATAACTTGTTGCATTTTCTTTAGGATCGAAAAAAGCGCCAAGTCGCGAAGCGCGTTCATAGCTTCGATTGACTGACGTTCTGCTTTCTTCGTCACTTGAAAATCTTTTGCAACTTGTTTGTTGATAACAAGTTGTTGACCGTTCGCAACGACGCTATCAGCGTCAACCGCTTCGGCTTCGTTGATTTCTTGCGCTTCGCCGAATTCCGGGAAGTCCGTAATGTTTACGGTGTCACCTAACTGCATGATGTCGCCTTCATACTGTCGGGAAACCGAATCGTTAAACGGCAACGCCGCCAACAATGTCGGGTAAAAAGCCGATGACCACATTTCTGGGATCAACGCCGCTAATTCTGTTTCTGCGGTCATGAACTTATCCATTAGTAACCCCCCTTAGAGTTAAACTGTTCTGTTATTTTGGTTTCTTTTAGCGCGCCATTGGTCCATGAACTTGGGCCACATTTCACGCCATTTTTTTGGATCTTTTTTTTCTAATTCGTACATGTATTCGTGGGTCAATTCCGGCGCGTCGCTATCGCCTTCCGTTTGACGTCCGCCCGAACCGTTGTTCACTTTTGGCGGTGAAGCCTTTGCGAACGCGTAAGGGTTAGACTTTTTAAAGTTTTCGACAAAGATATCGACACCATGGGAAAGAAAACGCCCGTTGTTGGTGACTTCGACTTCGATGTCCGCGAAATCCTCTTTATCAAGTAAACGCAAAGCTTCGGGCAACAATCCGGCTTTAACAAGCGCGGCGCTTGCGGCTTTGTGCTTTTCGTTTACGATCACGTTACTTTTAAAAGAATTCAACTTTTGTTCCGTTTCGTCTAATTTCGACTTGTAAGTTTCGGCCAACTTTTTAAAGTCGCCGCCGTCTTCTGTTTTTTTATGTTCTAAAGCTTCAAGTCGAGCTTTTAGGTCGTCACGTTCCGCTTGCGTATCAACCGCGGTCTTTTTGATGCGGTTGAATTCGGCCGATAACTTTTCGTATTCGGCTTTCGGAATGACGTCGGAACCTTGTGTCGGGTTCGGTGTTTTGTCTTCTGACATGATAGTGCCCCCTTTTTGTTATAAAGTTCAAGTCTTGAATCAAGTTTTGAACCGTTGTTTCAAAATGGATGACACCACACTAACGATACGCCTGTAAACGCTCGGACTAAAGTCTTCGCCTTTGTCCGGAATTATGGGGCGCTGCGGCTGACCGTTTACGCCTTCGCGGTGTCCTTGTTCTTTTAGTTCCGATAGTCGGGAACGAAACCCGATCGCGACGCCCTTCACTAAAGGTCGCGCGACAAGATCCGACAAGAACGCCCCGCTCAAGTATAAATTGACCGGCCGTTCCCGCTTGTTCGGAAACTCTTTTTGCACACTGTAGGGATATTTCGATTTTTTTAAAGATTCGGCTTTTTGTTTCGCTTTGGCGCGACGATCGCCCGACAAGCGTCTAGCGACTTTCATGATTTTAGCCGCGGCGCCCGCCCATTTGTACGCATCGAACCGACCTTTGCGCGCGATCGGGCTTACGCCTTTTGAAATCAAATCTTTCATTTCGTCGATAACCGCTTCGCCGACTTCAATCTTGTCGTTGCGCGTCACGCTTTTCATAGCCTTTTCGACTTGAAGCCCGGTTTCGCGCTCTAAGTCTTTTTTGAATTTCGCGGTGTTAACTTTAACGGTCTTCGCCATCGAAGAATTCTTTCGCGATCGCTTTCATTCCGTCGACGATCGGTTTTTTAAAGGTCTGATTTTTGTCTTCGTTCGGAATGAATTCACGCGCCGGAAGTTCCGATTCGCCCGAAAAGTTGTTATGACCGTCCGCTTTGGCCGCTTCGGTCGCGTCCCAAATACCGAACTGAATTGTCCCTTTTGAAGTGACACGCGCTTCAAGCGCGTCAAGCATGTCGCCGTAGAGTTCTAAGTTCGCGAATGTCGACCCGCTGATTTTTTCTTTTATCTTTTTATATTCCGGCGACAATGACCGCTTCCATTGTCCACCCGCGACCGGGCTTTTGCCGTCACCAACGTATGACAAAACTTCCGTTCGAACGTAGTCCGCTAGTTCTTCTAAAACTTCGCGGCGCTTCGATCGCCCTTCGGGAAGGCTAACGCCTAAAAGTTCGACCGGGTCGAATTCATAGACAAGTTTTTTAATAGCCATTCGGTAAAAACCTTTTTAGCTTTTGTGCGTCTTCGATCGTGACCGCGGGCTTGATCTTTGGAAGGCAACAACGTTTGTACTTTAACCCGCTTTTACAAACACACTTCCAATTTTTCGGATACGCATAAAGCGGGTTCCAAACGAAACCCGGTTGTAGTTTATAACCTTTACGCGTCTTCGCCGTCTTCTTTGTCGTCGGCGTTTCCGTCTTTGTCGTCACTTCCGTCGTCGTCGGTTGATTTGGTTCCATTCTTTAGCCCTTGCATGTTTTTAATTTGGTTTTGCATTTCGCGGCCGATTGATTCGACTTCGTCTTTCTTGATATCCAAAAGTTTTTTCATCGCTTCGTCTTTGGACATGCCGGGGTTGTCTTGCATTATTAAGTCAATTTGAGACGCGACCCCAAGTTCGCGGCGTTTTTTCATATTGTCCAAGCGTTCCGATTCGGTTACGACTTCCGCGTTTCGTTCGCCGAACTTTGGTGTCACGCGTGTTTCGTCGGGTATTCGCCCAACGTCCGCGAATTCCGGCGCTAAAAGTTTTCGGTCATAGTACAAGTTATGATACCGCTTTATGACTTCCCATTCGGCAAGTTCCGCCCAATAGAAATCTTGTTCTTTGTCTTCGATCGAATCGGTCGATTCGCTTCGGTCGACAAGTAACGCGACACCGGACGGAAACGCCGAAACGTCAAGCTTCGAAGCGACCGTCGTCGGACTTAGATTGTTAGTTGAAAGTAAAAGCGCGACGTACTGTTCAATTGAACGCATCCAATCGGCAAGCGGCGGGTTCGCGTTTATCACGTCAACTTCGGGCTTTGCTTCACCGGCTTTAGAATCGTATCGAAGAACAAGCGCGTGATGCGGTCCCATGACGTATTCTTCGGGAACCTTGTCGCCCGTGATAACAAGTTGACCCCAACCTTGCATGAACGCGATCGCGAACATGTCGGTTATTAGTGTATTCACTAAGATCGCGCCGTCGATCAAGTCCTGACCGCCCTGCGCCCAGTATTCGCCGTCTTGGTCTTCGGCAACGGTGACGCCGGGAATTCGGCCGATCGGGTTTTCAAGACCTTCCGGCGAAATCGCGCGCAAGATTTTGCCTTTTGAATCGGTCGTGAAATGATAGTTATTAGTCCACCAGATATAAGTTCTAGTTTCGTCCGTGTTTATCGCCATTGAAGAATTCGTCGCAAGCGTCATTCCGTGAGACGATACCGACGTCGTTCCTTCAAGCGCGGAAACTTGCGGACCTTCACCAAGCGGTAAGCCCAATTGACGGGAATCGTTGAAGTCAGAAAATACAACGCATGCCGGGCGTTCCGGGTCGTTCGGATTTTCTAATACATCATACTGCCACGGTTGATAGACTTTCTGACAAATACGGTATTCATCGGCACCAACGGCGTCGGGATAGAACCAAACAAGTGTGTTTTTTTGAAGCCGTGTTAGGCGATCGGCTTTCTTTTGGTTTTGGTCGAAATTCATGATTTTAGCGAGTTCGGCGATTTGGTTGTTGACCGTTTCGCTCCCCGTTTCGCGTGTCACTGGACACGCGTACACGCGCCCAAGTTTATTGATAACCTTTTTACCGATTGAAATGTTCGCCGCGCGGTTTTCCATTATCGCCAAAGTGTTAACGTCTTTGAGTTCGCGTTGAAGTTTCGCCATGACGTACTTGACGGTATTGTCTTTATAAACTTCATAACGCTTTTTTGCTTCGTTTTTTCGCGCGTTGTTCGATTCCGACTTGATGTCCTTTATCACACGCGCGCGGAAACCTTCGTCAAGTATTTGGTCTTCAATGATTAGCTTCATTTTTGTCGCCCCCAGCGCATAAATTTAAAAGACGCTTTACGTCTTCGTTGTTCCAAATTTCAAAATTCGAAGCGTGAACCCTAGCGACGCCGTCGTGATCGACACTTACAAACGCGATCGCGGAAAGACTAGGCGCTTCGCGAAGACGTTCCAAAATAAATTCGCTTATCTGATTTGTGTTTTTTTCCAACCGCCCGCCCCCGTAGTTATTGGGAATTCATAGTCAATCATGTTCTTGAACCCGTCGACCCAATGCGTATGTTGCGGATCTGACTTGTCGAGTTCGCCGGTTCCTTGTTTCACGGATGTCTGTTCAAAGTCTATGATCGTATGTTTGCATTTTTCGGGGTCAAGACGCAAGCCGTCTCGACTTAGAAAAGCGTTCGCCGCATTAAGACAATTTCGAACCGACGCTATTTTCGCCTTGTAACGGATATCGGTAAAGCCGAATGATTTCAAAATGTCGATGTCAGTGTTCGGTCCTTTGGTCGAGCGCGCGTCGCCCGCGGGATCTGGGAATATAACAACGCCGCGGGGCGAACCGACAATTCGCAAGATCGCGCGCCCTAGGTCGTTAGTATCGGCACCGCGGATCTTTACTTCACCAAAACCCCGAAGCTTTGGTTTTGAACCGGGAACGTAGTTATAAATCGTTGCGGACATCGGGTCGACGTTAAAATCGCAAGAAACCCAGACTTCAAGGGTTGGGTCACGTTCGATTCGTTCGGTTGCGTGTTTCTTTCGATCAAATTGGTGAAGCGCCGCAAGCGCGTTAATGTTGACGAACTTGCCTTCGACGTATTGAAGCGCGACTTGCGGGTCGTAAGTTTTTAAAAGATTGTCAACGTAGTCACCGGCTATGTGGGGGTTTTCGCGGACGTCACCGTAAAAAACATCGGTGTCGTCGCGCTTTTCGGCGATAAAGCGGTTATAAAACCAGTTAAACCCCTCGGGCGTTCCGGACATCGCGCATTGACGAAGCTTCGAATGTTTTAGTCGAATACGCGAAACGAACGCGTCAAACGCTTTAGACGTGCAAAGGTTCACTTCGTTGATCGCGCCCCAACCAACGTTCGAACCTTTTATCGAATAACCGTCGTCTTCGGAATGATATACCCAGATTTTAGAATTCCAAACGGGAAGTTTTATCACATATTCGGTTTTGTGAAATTTGTACGGTATCCGATTTGTGAAACAAATTTCTTCAAGCGTTGGCAAAACGTCGCGCTTGAACATTTTTAGATTCGGACAAAGTAAAGCGCCCGGAACGTTTCGATTTGTTTTCGCAAGACGAAGCGTTTTCATAACAAGCGAAAACGTTTTCCCGTATCCGAAGCCCGCGGACAAGATGTCATAAAACTTTTCTGATTCGTCGAACTTCTTTTGCGCCGACAATCGCCGGTATTTAATTTTTTTCTTCATCTTTGTCGCCGTAGTCGAATTCAAAATCGTCTTCGCCGTCACCACTGAATGAATTCAAAGCCGAATCGGGATTGTAACCGTATCGACCAAAACGACAACGCATCGTGAAAAGATACATCGCGGGTTTTGCGCCGGTTTTGTCTCGTGAAGCTTGTACCGCGTCTTCCCAATACGCTAACGCCTTTGCTTCGCCCATCTTTTTAGCATCGGAAAATTCTTTGTGCTTTTTGCACCATTCGTAAAGCGTGTCGACGTGAACGTCGATCAAAGCGCCGAACGCAAAGAATGATTTTCCTTGCGCCATGAAGTCAACAAGTTCGCGACAATACTTCGGATGATATAACGTCGGGCGTCCCGGATCATAACCCGAAATTTTGGCGGTCTTGGTTGTCTTCGACTTTGTCTTCGACGATACCTTTGACGACCCCATCTTTTTGAAGTTCCTTTATAGTTTCTTGAGCGATCTTTAAAATGTTTTGTTCACGATCGCGGCGGTTACGTTCTGCCGACGACAAATTCAATTCTTCGGTATGCTTCAACGCCGCTTTACAAAACAAAAGCGCGATATCTTTTATCGTTGACCGATAGTTTTCAGCTTTGAAGTTCAAGTTTCGATTTTCAATGATAAGTATTTGCTCACACAAATTGTTCAAGACCACGTTCTTTCGTTCGTGATCTTTAAAAAACGGAATGAGATTCGGCTTGTCTTTGAAAAGTGTATCGACACTTTCGTCAAAGATCCGACGGACGTCACTAAGCATCGGCCGTCATGTCCTTGATTTCGATTTCGCTTTCACCCTTGTCGTTTGTTGGCATACGGGGCGCAAAACCCATAGCCGCGCCGGGCGCAAGGTGTGTTTGTTTTATAACGCTCAATTCATCCGAACCCATGTACACCATATCGTGAACATGGTCGTCCGTTAAAACCCGTTCTTCGGATTCTTCGTCGAACTTATCGACCCAAGAAATTTGTTTGTTGATCGTCGACATGAGACCGCCGCGGCCGCGCTTTTGAATTTTCTTTAAAGCCGGACCACATTTCGCGACCGGGTTCCCGGACGCGTCAACGCCCCATTCGATTTTATGAAAGTGACCGCCGACTTCGTTCGTGTATTCTTGCGGCATGCCCATTGAATTTTTAGTGTGAAAAAAATGAACGTGTTCAACGTCGACAAGTTTGGGTTGAAACTTAACCCAAGACACGTTTTTTCGCATGATCGCGATTGTCGCTTTGAACAAGTGGTGCATGAACGTTTGTTGCGAACGTAGTTTCACCTTAGTCGGTTCGCCAACGCGCATTGACGGCGTTTTAGCGGTGTCGTCGTATTCGGTGTTAGTTGTTTCAATTTGAGACGGTGAACGGCGCTTCGGTGACGTTTTTTGGCTTTGGTCGGCCATAGTTTAACCCCTTTTAGATCGCTTATAAGCGTTTATAATGCTTTTCGGATCTTAATTTGAAAAAATGACAAGTTTCAAGAAAATTCGTTGACTTACCGCGTTAGGTTCTATAGAATTTATGTATAAGGCAAGACTAACGAAGGGAAAAAAGAATGAAAAAACTAGCTTCACAACTAAAAATCGGCGACGAGGTGAAAACCCCCGTTTGTTCGCGGGTCGTTGTAACCGACATAAAAGAAACCGCCAACGGCCGATTGATAACTTACCGTTGCGGCGACGGGACCTTGATCTCGAACGAATACAGTCGCCGAACATTGAAAAGCCTGAAAGTTGAGGTCTAAAGATGAAAACTTTTAAAATCAAAAGGCACGACCTTTATGGTACGTGCTACGGTGAAACGATTTTTCGCGCGGACAATGTTCGCGCGTGTTTGGAATACCTGAAAGACATTTTCGCGCGCAACAAATGGGAACGCGTTGAGCGCGAAGGCTATACGTTCACCAAAGTCACGAAAACAAATGTCATTCACTACGCGATTGTAGAGGGGGCGTAAAATGAAGGCTTTTATCTTTAAACGCGAAGACTTGATCGGTTACGGTTGTCCCGGCCAATGGCATTTTTGGATTGTTGACTGTTCGTTCGTCACCATGCGCCTAACCCAACAAGGTCGCGGCGTGTGCTTACAGATATTCTTGAAAAAACCGATTTTGCGTTCGTTCTATTTTCAGCTAACCCGAACGCCCGGCGGTGCCAAATGAAAACAGCTAAGGCGAAACTTTTCACATTTGACATTGAGTGTCCGGATTGTGGCGCGTTAATAGAAAACCCTGAAAACGGATCGTTGTCATTTTCGATACATGAATCGGTGCCGCCGTTTCTTCTTTGTTCAAACTGCGGTGCTGAAAGCAAAACCCCTAAAAGTGTTACGGGCGCCAAAACAACGGTTTTGAAAGTCGGTGCCAAATGATACGGGTTTTTAAAAAGCACAAAACCCAAAATCGGTTTTGGGACTATACCCGTAAAATTTGGGTCGAAGGCTTTCAAATAAAAAGCGCGGGCGCGTCCCGTGGACCTTACCGCCCCGACGTGTTAGTTTTGGATCATGCGGGGCGTGACATAACGAAAGGGCTTTTCAAATGATACACGAAAAAATCAAAATCAAACTGAAAGACGGGCGCGCGGACACCCTTCACACGGTTGACGGCGTTTACGCCGTCTTAACGGTCGAAGAACGCCGAGACGGGCTTTTCTATTCATCGACCTATTACCCGTCGATTGAATCAAAAAGCGCCGACGGCGGTTGTTTTGAAACCTTGTCGGGCGCTTTAGTTGACATGTACCGAAACGCGATCGCCATTTTGTCGGCGCAGAATGAAAGCCACGAAATTGAAGCGACGGAAAACGAGATATAAAATGACGTTACAACTATTTTTCTGGGGCGCTATGTCGGGCTTGACCGCGGCGGCCCTATTCACTGAAATCGCGCTTTTGGCGCAAAACACGAAAGGCACCAAATGGATCGACTAAATAGGTTTTTAAAGAAAGCGCGGGAAGGCGCCGGGTTCACACAACTAGAATTCGCTAAAAAATTGGGGTACGCGGGAAGTCAGTTCGTGTCGAACTGCGAACGAAACGCGTGTAACTATCCCTTAAGTAAGTTCACGACAATCGCGCGACTTTTAAACGTCAAAGTCGAAAAGCTTGTGAACTTACACGTCGCCGACATTCGTGAAAAAACCGTTTTCGAAATCGACATGAGTGAATAGTTATGAAAACTTTGATTTGTGTTTTAGGGTTCTTGATACTTACCGCTTGCGGGTCACCGAAAGACGGCGGAACAGGTTACGTCGTCGCTGATAGTTTTATCAGCTTTTCAAGGTTCAAAGCTTTATACTGCGACGGTATGTCGGATGCGACTTGTTTCGAAGCCCATCTCTTAGCGTTTCAAGACGCCTTGACCGACTATTACAATCTTGATCCGGCGGCCGGAACCTTCAAAATTTGTCAACTAGACCCGCCAACTTGCCGCGACTTCCGAAGACTTGAAGCTTACGTTTTAGCCGGGAACAAGTTATGAAACCAAAAAAGAAAAAACCAGTCGAAGAAAATAGAAAACCCGCGAACATTGTCCCGGCGCTTTACTTAGGCGAACGTGTCACGTCATTCGGCGACATCGTCCAATCGTTTCGAGTTCTTGGGCAAAAAGAACGCCTTACGTTTACAGGTATCCGAAACATATACGCGGGCGAAGCGTATGAATACGACCTCAACAATAACACCATGAAAATCAGACCTGCGCGTCTTGATTGTATCGACAAGATGACCGAAGCCGACGAACGCGAATTCGAACTCCACAAGGAACTCGCGAAACATCGGCGCCTTGAACGACAAAAAGCTATGAACCTAAAAAAGCCGCATCGGGACATTGTCCGCGCGATCGACTTACTACGTCCCTTTTGTCGAAACGCAAGTACGCTCGAAATACGGCGCTTTACCGAATACCTAGGAAACCAACTAAGTAAAAAACCCGCCAAACGAAAGTAAAAACATGAGACGACGAAAACACCGAACACTACAAAACGCGATTCGTTATGGGCTTTCATACGCGCTTCACACGCATCGACCAACCGAAGCGATCAAACGCGCCCCCGAAGCCATTGAAGCCGCGGTCGTGTCATACCTTGAAGACGTCATGCGGTTCGCTTTAGCGAATCGTCACCTTGAAGCCGAACATTTGGTTTTGATGCTACAAAACCCCAAAGCTTTTGACCCAAAGTTTCTTGAAACCCGGTCGACGCCCAAAGCCGCATTGACCGAACTTTTACCAAAGGGGCGCGAATGATTGACTTTTTATCAAACGTTTTGACGTTTGTTCTATTCACGGTCCCGATAACCGCGGCGGTGTTCATCGTCGGCTTTATGTTCTTGACCGCAACGGTTGAAGCGGTCAAGGCGCGCGCCATGTTTTTAGCGTTAGGATGCTTTTTTCTATTCGCCTTGGGGCTTTACCACGTTTTTTCGGCGTGACGATTCCCAGAATTCGATCAAGTCTAAAAGATCGTCCCAATACAAAATCGCCATGGCGGGCAAGTTGTCGCCTTCCGTGACAACGACGGGAACTTCGCCGAACGCCCGGTTACACTTGATTTCATCAATCGTAGTAACCGAAACATACTTTCGAAGTTTCTTACATTGAATTTTAAAATCGCCGGTATTGACTAAGTCGACACCGTTCGCTTCAGCGTCTTGATACTCCAAATGCCTTCGCGCTTTTGGGAATATATGGCGAACCCGAATCGCCGTGTCACGTTCAAATTGATGTCCTTTTCTTCGCGCATGTCGCCCCCCGCCCGTCTTCTTTTTTGCCCCATTTTTCATACCTTCGCCCCCTTCGTCACCAAATAAAATTTATAGAATCGTATCCATTAAAATTGTAGAAATGTTACCCATGTTACCCATGTTTTCTTTGAGGGGGTATTTTTAAAACCCCTAACCCCCAAAACACCCTAAAACCCCTATTTTTATTAAAATATATAACTCTAACACTATTTATGGGTAACATGGGTAACAAGTTAGTTAAGTCATTGATATGAGGTCGAAAAAATGTAACCCATCCGATGGGTAACAATGGGTAACAATGGGTAACAATCCACAAAACTTGTTTAGACAATTTTTCGGTCGTTTTCATAAAACCCCCTTCGGATGGGTAACAATGGGTAACACATAAATAAACTTTATGTATGACCCCGAAACCAATAATGCTTCACTCCACGCCCCCCGCGCGACACTTTCATTTGGAACCCCAAAATACGCAAAACCGCGGCCGCCCGACGTTGTTCCGCGACCCCGTCTTTTGCATGTTGTAGCGGTCCGCCCGGACCGAACAAATCGCCCATTAGAAACTGTTCAACCGGGAATTCGGACTTCGATTTGGTCATTTCGCGTTCGAAGAACGTTTCAATTTGTTCCGCCCATACGTCATGAATCATGTGATTTTTTTGTTGTTCCGTCGCGAGCTTCGCCGCCGCGTCGTTTTCTAAGTATAAAGGTTCTTCAAGTTCATAAAGAAACTTCGCTTCCGCGAAAAGCTGATCTCGTTCTTTCTTTAAAGACTTGAAGTCATACATGCCAACGTGAACCGGCCAAAAGCGGCGGTTTCCGGTTTCGTCCTTTAAAAATTCGTCCCGGTTGGTTGTCCCGATAAAGATACATTGACGCGCGAAGTTTTGCATAAAACGGCCGTATGGGACGCGAATTCGATCCGTCGTTCGTGAAACGAATTCTTTCATTTGGTCCGAATCAGCTTTTGACATGGACGACAATTCACCTAGTTCAATAAGCCATTTTGAGCGCATGGCAAGAACCGCGTCTTTGTCCGATATATTTATGTGGGCGTCTGAAAACCAGTCGTTGCCAACAAGGTGACGAATAGCCGTTGACTTGCCTTTACCTTGTCCGCCGATCAAGATCAAAACATGATCGTATTTGCGCCCCGGTTCGAACACACGCGCAACAAGCGCGACAAGTGTTTTCTTCGACACCGCGGTCAAGTACGGTTCCGGCGCTTGGGCTTTTAAATGGCGCTTTAACCACGTCCCCGCGCGCGGAACCCCGTCCCATTCAAGGCTATTCAAATAGTCGCGAACCGGATGATGTCGATTTTGATGCGCGATCAAAGTTATCGCTTCGATAACTTTATCGGACGAAGGCTCAAGCCGGTATTTGTCCGCCATGAACTTTTTAATTAAAACCGGGTCAACGTCTTCAAGTTCTTGATTTGTTTTCCGCCCCCATGGTGCCGGGACGCCATAACTTACGGCGTTTGAAAATTCGTCAAGCTTGAAAAGGTTCGGCGCGACGCCTTTAGTTAGAATCAAAACAACGTTCTTGAGTGAGTTCTTGGGCTTCGCCCCTTGTTGCGGCGAAGTCCGTTCTATTTGCATTTGCCAATCGTTAACGGTCAAAAGTTCCGTTTCTTGTTTTTTGGCTTCCGCGTCCGGAAGGGTTTCGGTTACGACTTCGGCTTTAAACTGTTCACGCGCGTCGACCTCAAGTCGGGCTTTTTTTAAACTATAGTCATAAACCCATTTCGCCGCCCTGTACCGATTCCCGGTTTTGGCGTGTTTGAACCCAACGTCGCCCAAATAATTAGCTTCGTCGGTTAACACACTTAAGATTTGATCGTTAGAAAGGCCAAACTTCACCAAATGAAGACACGCCGTAAAAAGGTCGGCCGACTTGTCACCGCCGCCCCCTTCGCCTTCCGTCACGAGCAAGACCGTTTCTTCGTCAACGCCTTCCGCGGTCAAGCTTACGTCTACAAAATTCACTTTAAAGTCGAGGTCTTTTTCGACCCCCTTCGCCGCATCCGGAATGTCGATCATAGGAATTGAAGCGACGGATTCGATTTCGTTTTCCCATTGATAACGCTCTAAACTATCCGGATGAATGGACGGGGGTAAGACGACTTGTTGACCCGTTCCCATCAAAGACACTTCCCACGCCGCGCGAATTCGGAAACCCTTTTCGAGTTCTTTATCTGACAACTGTTCGCGGTCCCGCTTGGACGGTTTTGCGTCGCCGTTTGTTTTTACTTTTACAAGGTCTTCACTTTGCGCGATCATGCGCGCCCGGACCGCGTCCGGCGTCTTAATATAATAATGACAAGATCCGTTCCCGCGTCCGGACAAAACCCGCGGGCTATCCGGTTTCAAGTCGGGGAACTTTTCAGCTAACACCGCGACAAGTTCCGCGTAGTGTTTCGGTTCTTTGCTTTTCACGTCGCAGTCAATGACCGCTAAAAAAGTCCCGTCTTTTAGTTCGGAAGGCGCCCCAAGCCGGACACCAATGTTCAAATGTTTTTTGTAGTTCCCTAAAAGTTCCGGCCATGTCGCGCGCGGACCTTCTGACCATTTTGTCTTGATCGGTCTTTTTGACCGTTCTTGAAGCCAATGAATCGCAAAACCCATGTCATAAAGCCGTTTTGTCACGTCTTTCATACCCTAACCCCGTTCGATTGTTTTTTATGTTTTAATTTTTAGCGCGCGGTTTCTTTTATGATGTCTTGATACTTGATTTTATTTTTTGATTTTGTGATGATTCGCGCCATGACTTCAACCCTTGGTGTCGCTTCACTGCGAAGCCATGTTCTAACCGTGTGTGGTGTAACCCCTAGAATTTTGGACACTTCTTTAGCGCCCCCTTGTTCAACAACCCAAGTCTTGAATTTCATTTTGAAAACCCCCGTTAGTTTAAAGTTAGCCGACCCGCGTAATTTTTATTCACGCCCGCGTAAAAAGTAGTTACGTTGTTGACGGCTTTAAAAATGTCGCCTAACTGTATCGAATCGCGCAAGCGGTTTTTAAATAAAACATCAAGCGTCAAGGGTTGGGGTTCGATGCTGATTCATTTTGTGCCGAACGAATTTTACATAAACGCCGCGGACGTCGATAAAGGCTTCCAAGCGGACGTACAAAATCGACGCCGACGACTAGCGTCTTGGGGTTTTAAATTTGACTACGTTCGAAAAATATACGTAACCCGCGACTATAGTATTTTGGCCGCCCGTTCACTCCAACCGTATCTTTCAAATTCCGCTAAGACTGAACTCGGACGCAGACTTTTGAAAATCATACCGTGGGCGGGCGGTCTTTCCTATCCCAAAGGGTTCGCGCTCGAACCGCATCAAGTTGAAGCTTGCAATTTTGCGTTATCACGTAACCGCGCGTATTTGGCGCTTGATCCCGGAAAAGGCAAAACGATCGTTTCGGCCGTGGTGTTCAATTCCCTAAACACCGCCGACCGTATGGACGCGCGCCCGGCTTCGGCGCTATTTATTTGCGAAGCCTTTATGAAAGATACGATTCAAGAAGAATTCGCGAAATGGACACCGTTTGAAGCCGTCGACATTCGCACCGCAGAAACGAACAACATGCTGACCGTTTGTCCCGATTCCGTTTTGTTCCGCCCCGACGTTACCGAACGAATTCAAGCTTGGGTGTTATCGCAAGAAAGTCAAAACCACGAACTCGTTTTATTTGTTGACGAAGCCCATCGCTATAAATCGGACGAAGCGAAAAGAACGCGGGCGTTATACGACGAAGTTCACGACCTATTCGATAGGGTTTTATATTTGTCAGGTACGCCCATGCCAAACAGACCGATTGAACTTTTTAGCGTTTTAAATAAGTCCGCGCCCGAAGTTATCGGCTTTCAATCAAAACACCGCTTCGCGCTTCAATATTGCGACGCCAAACGCGACACGATCTTTTTAAAGAATCGTTTCGGTAAAGTTATTAAAAAAGAAGTGTGGGACTATTCGGGCGTTCACGACACCAACTTCGAAGCGTTGGTGACTAAGATGAAAGAAAAATTCATGATCCGGATGCGGTCAAATACGTCGGCAAGTTCTGACGTTTTGTTGGTGTCCGATCGCCTTCCGCCTAAAGTGTTAGCTTTAGAAAAAAAGCTCTTAGTGGAACATTCGCCCGAAGACTTGATGAAAGACGAACTAAAAAACCCGCATTACATGACTTATCGAAAACTTTTAGGACCGCTCAAAGCAAAACCAACCGCTAAAGTTGTAAACGACATTTTACAAAACACGGACGACAAGGTTCTTTTGTTCGCAATTTTTACAGACACGATTGACGCGCTAAAAAAAGAACTAGCAAAATCGCGTCCGCTTGTTATAACGGGCAAAACGCCGATGACTAAAAGAACCGCGATTGTTAAAGAGTTTCAAACAAACAACAAAGCGCGGGTTTTTATAGGACAAATCGAAGCGTCGGGGCGGGGGCTAACTTTAACAAAAGCGAATCGCGTTTTGATTGTCGAAGCGCATCCGTCGCCCGAAATGAACAAGCAAGCCATTTGCCGCGCGGATCGAATGGGCCAAACGAAAGACGTATTCGCGCAGTACATTGTTTTCAAAAATTCGGTTGATCGCCGAATCTTAGAAATGAAGTTCGAAAAGGAAAGAACAATAAACAAACTGTGACGAAAGTCACTTAACAACGAAGGGAAGAAAAATGCAAATAACGATAGATGTTTCAAAAGCGAAGACACCGGCGGACATAGCCGAAATCATTCGTCAAACTGCGAACACGTTTTCGCCTATCGCAACAACGACGGCGACACCGGCACCAAAGAAAACGGCGAAGCCCGTCGACGACGAAGACGAAGAAATCGAAACGGTTGAAGACGACGAAGACACGGACACCGAAGCGGACGAAGTTGAAGAAACCGAAGACGACGCGGACGACGAAGTCACTTTAAAAGCCGTTCAAAAAGCTTTCCGCGAATACGCCGCCGAAAACGGTGACGCTAAAGCCTTGAAGGTTTTGAAAACGAAGTTCAACGTAAAATCACTAAAAGACTTGAAACCCGCTCAATACAAAAAAGCGATTCAAGCGGTCGCGGTCTAATTTATGACGGCGTCGGTGAAGACCCACAAAAAGTTTAGCGCGTCCCAAGCGGACCGCTATTTGAATTGTCCGGGGTCGATTCGGCTTGCGGAAGGCGTTCCGAGCTTGCCCGAATCGGCCGCGGCGCGGGAAGGCACCGACGCCCATTTTGTACTTGAAACGATTTTGACCGATTTGATATCGGGCAAAAAAGAAGACGTTTCAAAATTCCAAAAAGATAAAAAGAAGTATTCGCCCGAAATGATTTCACACGCCGTCAACGCGGCTAAAGAAATCACACGCCGAGCGCCCAAAGGTGCAAAGCTTTTTTGTGAACAGAAAGTCGACAATGACTTGAAGTATATCGACCCGGATTTTGGCGGAACACTTGACGCCGCGATCGCCGAACCGTTCGGCCGACTTGAAGTCATTGACTATAAATACGGCGCGGGAATTCCGGTCGATGCGGCCGATAACCCGCAGCTTATCGCTTACGCTTTGGCGCTCTATAACCGTTTCGATCGTAACTTTTCAGAAATTCGAATCACGATCATTCAACCGCGCGCGTTTCATGAATCGGGTAACGTCGTTAGGTCTTGGGATACGACGCCTGAAGTTTTAGAACATTGGGAATTGAAATTCAAAAAAGGGATAAAGGCTTGTCGCGATCCCAAAGCGCCGGTCGCGGCGGGCGATTGGTGTCGGTTTTGTCCGGCAAAACATATTTGCCCGGCCGTTTCAACCGACGCCATGAAACAAGCGCAAATCGATTTTGCGCCCGATAAGGGGTTAACCGCGGCGCTTGAACCGGCCGACGTCGAAGTCGGGCGTCTTGCCGTTGCGCTTTCCGCGGCCGATAAGCTTGAACATTGGATCGCGGGCGTTAAGGCGCGCGCGTATGAAGTGTTAAACGCCGGGGGCGTGGTTCCGGGTTACAAGCTTGTTCCGAAGCGCGCAAGTCGCGTGTGGGTTGACCCCGATAAAGCTTTCAAAACGGCGTTCAAAGAACTAAAAGGCGTCGCTTTTGACTACAAACTAAAAAGCCCGGCGCAGCTTGAAAAGGTTCCGGGCGCAAAAGACTTTGTCAAAAAACACGCCGCAAGCGTTTCAAGCGGTCTGACTATGGTGTCAGACCGGGATCCGCGACCGGCCGCGACAAGCGCGAAGTCTGATTTTTTAAATACAAAAATAGCTTTACCCGCTAACAAAAAAACGGGTAAAAATAACGCAACAAAAAAACAATAAAACCCAAACGAAGGGGGCAACAAATGGCAAAAATGGATGTCGCAAAAAAGAAATGTTTCACGCCAGAATTTCGCGTGTCATTCCCGAAGGTCTTTAGACCCGAAGGCATGAACGGGCAAGAACCGAAATACTCGATCACGATGCTTTTTAAAAAGTCGACTGATTTGAAAGAACTAAAGCGCGCGGTCAATAACGCGATCATCGAAACTTACGGTTCACTTGATAAAGTTCCGAAAAAATTCACGACACCGTTTCGTGACGGTTCTGAAAAAGAAGACGTCGAAGGTTATGAAAACACGATTTTCGTCACCGCTTCGTCAAAGAAAAAACCCGGCGTTGTCGACTATCCGGACGCGAACCCAATAACCGAAGAAAGTGAAGAATTTTATCCGGGTTGTTACGCGCGCGCGACGTTGATCGCTTTTACTTACGACGTGAACGGCAAAAAAGGCGTTTCATTCGCGCTTCAAAACGTTCAAAAGCTTCGCGACGGTAAACCGCTATCTGGTAAACGTTCGGCCGAAGACGAATTCAAAGACGCGCCGGAAGTTGAAGAATCAGAAGAACGCGGAAACGACTACGATTCCGACGACGGCGATTCAATGACTGCGGGCGGTTGGTAGTTTTTAACAAATAGTTTTTTGGGCGTGTCGCACCGAGCGCCTTAACACCTTACGATCATCGGTGCGTTTTTAATTTTATGAAAAATAAAGTTTTGATTGTAGACTATGAAACGCGGTCAGAAGTTGATTTGCGTCTTGTCGGCGCGTATGAATACGCGGCGCATCCGTCAACCGAAATTCTTTGCGCATGTTGGTCATTCGCCGAAGAATCAAAGTTGTTAGACGCGCCCGTGTTTGTTTGGTCGGCGTTTACACAAAGCGAATTTGAAGCGAAGAAATCATTCGCGAAGTTTTATCCGTTGGTGACTGACGAAAAGTTTTGTGCGAAACGTGTCGCGCATAACGCTTTTTTTGAACAATGTATAACGCTTTTGACACTTCCAAAGTATTTAAAAACGAAAGGGCTTCGGTGGAATTTATGAACGTAGAACTAGGTGACGAAGTCAAATGCAAGATAACCGGGTATAGAGGCATCGCAACGGCGATAGCAAAATGTTTGACCGGATGCGACCGAATCGAAATTCGGCCGCCCATGACTAAAGAAGGCAAAATGTCTGAATCGTTTTGGTTCGACGAAGCGGCCGTCGAAGTCGTGAAAAAACAAGCGATAAAACCCGCAGACGTTCAAGACGAACGCCCGCACAAAAAGGGCGGGCCGATCGTTTCTTCGCGGGGGTTTAAATGAAAACCGGAAAAGCGAAGCCCATACTCGACGCTTGTTGTGGTTCTAAAATGTTTTGGTTCGACAAAGAAAACCCGCGGGTTCACTTCAACGACTTGCGAAAAAAGAAAACAGTCCTTTGCGACGGTCGCGTTTTGGAAATTTGCCCGCATACGCAGTACGATTTTAAAAAGCTGAAATTTAAAAAGAACACGTTTCATCTTGTCGTTTTCGATCCGCCGCATTTGAAATCGGCGGGGCGTAAAGGTTGGCAAGCCTTGAAGTATGGGTCGTTAGGGGCGGACTGGAAAAGCGAACTCAAACAAGGCTTTTGGGAATGTTTTAGGGTTTTAAAACCCAACGGGGTTTTGATTTTTAAATGGAATGAACATTCAATAAAAGTCAAAGACGTTTTAGACGTTTTGGGCGCTGAACCTTTGTTCGGACACCGGACGATGCAAAACAATAAAACGCTATGGCTTACGTTTATGAAGCCGGAATCAGGTGCGGCGCCGTGACTGACATAGAAATCTTTTCGTTATTTATTTTACTATACGCGTATTGTTTAGGTGAATGGCCTAGCGATCGCGACACCAACGGGGGCAAGGAATGAACAATAAAAAGGGGGCGGTATGTTAGAACGCGGTCAAATAGTTTTTGTTAAAAATAAAGTCGCGCTTGCGACCGGAAAAAGCGCGATAAAATTAGAACTTAAAAAACCCGTCGCGACGATGGTTCTAGGCTTGGGCGAAAATAGTTCCGAATGGGATGATAAGCTTATCGCGCAAGCATTGATCACGCTTGGGTTGATCTATATAGACGACGTCAAAGACTGCTTAGGTGAAAACGCGCGTAAAAAACTGATCAAATTTTTAGAAGCTAAGTACCGATGAAATACAAAACTAAAACACTAACGGTCGACGCGGTTCAATGGGAAAGCGAAGTCACTCAAGACATCAAAAAGCTTTTGGGCGAAGTTCAAGCGTTTACGGCGGGCAAATTTTTACAACTTCCAAGTACTAACGGAACGGTTTTCGTGTCACCAACCGATTGGGTTGTCAAACACGCGGACGGTAGTATAACTTCCGTCAAGAACGACGTCTTTCAAAATCGCTATGAAAAGATAAAAGGAAAATGAAGTTACCGAAGTTTGACCCGTCATTTTGGGATTGCACCGCCGCAAGATCCGCGGCCGTTGCGCGTCCGCGAAGCCTTGAAATGTCGGCCGTCGCTTTACGTTTACCGTTTAAAAAAGACATGACCGGCCGCCGCTTGATGCTCAAATACTCGAAACCGCGTAAGCCTTCAAAAAACAATCCGGCGAAATACCATGACGACCTTCACGGTCTAAAGCGCGTTGTCTTATACTGCGCGCGCGATATACGCGCGCAAAAGCATTTGCATTTGAAACTTCCGCCGCTTGTCCCAAGTGAACGGCGTTTATGGGAACTTGACCAAGTCATGAACTTCAAAGGTTTCCGGGTTGACCGCGATCTTGCCCAAAAGATTGTTCGCATGGTGACCGAAGAATCAAAACACTTGAACAAGCGGTTGACCGAACTAACCGGCGGCCGCGTAAGATCCGCGAACCAACGGAACGAACTTTTAAAATATATCAGAAAATTCGTGAGCGTCGAATCACTCCCCAACTTACAAATGAAAACGCTTTCCGACTTTTTAAAAGCTCCGAAGTTTACGCCCGAACTAAGTCAGGACACAAAAGACCACGTTCTTGAAATTCTACAAATCAGACAAATGACGTCAAAGACCTCAACCGCCAAATACGCGGCGTTACTTCATAGATCAACGTCCGACGGGTTCATTCGCGATACACTTTTATTTCATGTCGCGTCGACCGGGCGTTGGGGCGGTTCGGGGTTTCAACCGCAGAACTTACCGAAGCCGACAAAGGCGCTAGGTGACTTCGACCCCGAAGTCGCGTGTGAAGTTATAAACGACGAAAGCTTAGAGCGCGTTCGTTTGTTCTATGGGTCACCAATGGACGCGTTTTCGGGCGTCGTTCGGTCGATGATTGTCCCGCGTCCCGGATACAAGTTCGTTTGTTCGGACTTTTCGGCGATCGAAGCGCGGGTTTTATTTTGGCTTGCGGGACACGCGGAAGGCGTTAAAGCGTATGAACAAAACGCGCCGATCTATGAAGAAATGGCGTCCGAAATTTTCGGGCGTCCCGTGACCCGGCAAGACGAAGCCGAACGCGATATCGGAAAACGAACGATCTTAGGATGCGGTTACGGCATGGGCGCGAAGAAATTCCATGCGACTTGCGAACAGTTCAACCAACCCATAACAATGGAACTCGCCGAAAAGTCCGTCGCGCTTTACCGTGAAAAGCATTGGCCGGTTCCGCGTCTTTGGTCAAACTTGAACCAAGCGGCGATTCACGCGATTCAAAAGCCGATGACAAAAGTTTCGATCAACAAAACGATTTGGTTTTTTGACAAAAAAGACCTTTGGTGTCGCCTTCCGTCGGGGCGGTCTTTATGTTACCCGGATGCAAGTGTGAAATTTGAAACGGTCTTCGGCCAAAAGCGGCCGGTCGTGTGCTATTACGGTATGAACAACGTGACTAGAAAATGGGATCTTGACAAAACTTACGGCGGAAAATTGACTGAAAACGTGACCCAAGCCGTCGCGCGGGACTTTATGGCGAACGCGATTTTGAACTTCGCGACAAAACCCGAACTCAAATCGAAATACATCCTAAGCCTTCACGTTCATGACGAACTTGTCGGCGAAACTAAAACCGGAAACATTGAAGAATTCAAAAATGCTATGACCGCGCGCCCGACTTGGGGCGTCGATTGTCCGATCGCCGCGGGCGGTTGGGAAGGGTTACGTTACCGAAAATGAAGAAAATGTTTGAAGTCCGTGAAAACGAAATTTGTGTCACCGAATCGGCGCTTGATTCGATATCAATTCCGCGTCACGGTTGGTATGAAGTTCGTTTTAGTATTTTAAAAACCGAAACCGGGTATGACGTGACGACACCAACCGGGTCGGTTAGGGTTCCGGCGGAACCGCCGCCCGAAACCAAACTGTCAAAATTACAGTATTTCGGGTCAACCGCCGCGGTTCTTTTAGTCGCGGCGATCGCGCTTGTCGTTTTGTCCCGTCTTAGTGAAATTCGTCAACCGCCGAGACGACAAGAAAAACAATGGGAACCGTCGGCGACGGGCGAATTTGTTGACGACTACGCCGACGGCAAAGAAGGCATAAAATGACGGACGTTTTAGTCATGATCCGCGACGGTGTCGTCGTTTTGTTTGTCGCGTTAACGCTTTTTTTACTTGTTTTTACTTTCTGCGCTTTTATGATTTCGGGAAAAGACAAAGACGACGAAGGGAACGGGTAAACATGGGACGGGTTCAAATCGGATGCGAAAAGAATAGTTCGGGGCGCTTTTGCCCGCTTATCATTTTAGTCGATAGCGAAGGCGTCGAAAGTGTGGTTTTTAGATCGAACATAACGTTCGAAGACGTCGACCGGGCGCGCGAATTTTCCCTTCGCGTTTATGATGCGATAACCCAGTCACCAAACAAAGGGTTTCAATACGACCGGACTGGGAACGCCCGATGACACGTTTTGTTTTTTTAGCTTTGATCTTTGTCGCGGTTCTGACAACTTTTGTTCTGACCGCTTGTCAACAACGGCCGGTTCGCCCGTACACGTCGCAAGAACTTCAAGACCTTGCAACCGAATACTGCGGGCGGAAACCTTACGCTTTTGATTTTGAGGGGGTTACGTGTTTTTTGCCGGGCGAACTACGTTCAAATCATCCATGACTAAAAAAGAAAAGTTCGAATCAATTTTGATGACGGACGAACAACGGTACAGGCTTTGCGCGGAAGTCGCGGCCGAGCGTATCGCGGCCGACATGAACGTCAATCGTCGCGACATCGCCTTGACGGAAAAGATTTTGGTCGACGTTTTTTTAAAAGGGGTTTTGTGGGCGAACAGAAACCCCGCGACCGCGGAACTTCAAAAGCTGTTAAAGGGGCGGGGTTTCCTATGAAAAAAGGTCGGGAAGTTGTCGCAAGCTTTAAAAAGTTTAACGGTCGCGAAGTTGTCGCCGTCACCGAAACGGCGCGATTTCATTGTTGGGGCGTTAGGAAACTTCGCGCGACGAATTCGACGGAAGTGATCGGGGTCGAAACGGTCGCGATTTGCGAACTTGGTGACGGACACGTCAAGCTTGTTCACCCCGAACATGTTAAGTTTTCGGACGGCGACAAATGAAAACCGAAACGCCGTCGGTTGACTATTACACGATTCCGATTTTACTTGTATCGCTTGGGTTGATTCTAAAGTTTCTTCACGTTATCGACTATTCTTTTTGGATTATATTCGCGCCGCTTTGGGTTCCGTTCGCGGTTTTGATTTCTTTCATCTTGAGCGCCGCCGCTTGGGGCGTTCTTCGGGGGCTTTACCGGGTAACCGTTAAAAAATTCTATGTCTCAAAATAAAACAAAACGCGTCACGGAAACGCGGCGTCAAATCATCGACAAAAAACTTGCGCTAGTTTTGGACTACGCGGACACGAACGCGAACTTTGATCCGACATTTGTCGAAAGTCTTTTCAATCAATTCATGAATACCGGCGATTTGACGCCGACCCAAGTCGACGCGCTTGACACCATCATTTCAAAATGGGATATCGGCGCGGAACTAGACCTATAAAAAGTTGTCAAGCTTTCTTGGTTGTGCGACGATACGGGCTTGGTGACGATTGGTTTGTTGCTGTTTTCCTTCGATTGTTTACAAGGTTAGGCGTTCCATGTCGTCTAACCTTGTTTTTTTTTAACACCTTCAATACACTTTCAATTATGCCGGATTTTTCACTTTCAGCGGGGTTGGTTGGGGCGGTCGTGACGTTTTTAGCGTTACGACTGTTCGAAGTCTTGCGCGATAAGCGTAAAAGTCATGGTGACGAAATCAAGGAAAACACACGCGCGATCCAAGAACTCGGCCGAACGCTTGTCCGGTTTGAAGTTGAAGTCGATCATTTAAACCAAAACTTATCTAAACTTGTCGAACGTATTGTTCGCGCCGAAGACGTCGCGCAAGCGGCGCACCGTCGGCTTGACAAAGCGGCGATCGCGGAACGCTAAAACGCACAAATCGGTCAATCGCAGCGCGTTATGGTGTCGGGTCACCTTACGGGTTGAAAATACGGACTAAACGTTTCTTGCGGTCGCCTTGGTCCAAATGGCACCAACCGGGCGTGTAACGTGGGTTTTCGTTCCAAAGGTCGTGTTCGATCAACAACCAAGGCGCCTTTTCAATACACTTGCCGATTTGGTTTTCGGGGTCGCGTAAGTCGACCGCGTTTAAAGTCATGTGAAGGGAACGTTTTGAAGCGCCCGGCGTTTCTTCGTTTATCTTGGGCGGGCGAAACCCGCTTGAAACTTCAATCGTTTCAAGATCAACGGCTAAACCGTGAAACGCTTTTAGATCCGCTAGAAGCGCGTTTACTTTCCGCGCCAACGCCGCCCCGTTCGCTAGAACATCGGCCGTTAGGTCGTGACTGTCGACGCGTTCCGGGTATTTTCCGGAACTTGTAATGATATCAATTACCGTTAGCATCGGGCGGGACCACGTTTCCGTTCACGTCGACTTCTTTAGGCGCTTCAAGTTTCTTTTGAAAAAAGTGTTTATAAACTTGATGCGCGAAAACCGTGAACGCCGCAAGGGTTGACGAATGAACAAGCGCCGCCCCCAAGGTGACACCACTTACTAAAAGCGCGACGACACCCGCGACAACGGACAAGCCTGTCACCGCGACAAGCTTCATTCCCGACGGTAACTTTTGAAAGAACAAGCCCGCAAGCGGTGTTTTCGCGAACGCTAGAACAAGTTGAACCAAGACACCGGCTGCGGCCAACGCGCCCGCGCCTTTTAGTCCGTTTAACGATTGAATCAAAAGCGTGATGAAATCAATCATCGAAACGTCTTGCGGAACCGCGGCCGCCGTTTCTTGCGCCATAACTAAAGTCGAAAACATAAAAACCCCCATTTTGATTTTGTGTTTGTAACATTCATCCCCACCCCCTGACCCGTCACTTGGGGCCGATGCAGATAAAATATCCGGTTATATCTCTAATTGTCGGCGTTCCTAGATCGTAGGTTATTATGTAAAAAGCCGTTGTCGTCGGGGCGATTGCTTGCAAAGAAACAATAGCAGTAGTCACGCCCATTGAAGCAACAGTTCCGGTACACGTAGGCGGGGCGCTGAAAACCCCCGAAGTAAAGTTGATTGTATAAGTACCTGTTGACGCCCGCGACACCGAACTAATACCACCCGATTGTCGATAGATCGTGCATGGCGTAGACGTACAGTTGTTTGTGGCTTCCGTTGCCCCCCCGAACCCGACATATTCTATTCGGGTTGTTCCAGACGATGAACTAACCACACTATTGACCAAGTTGGGCGCTGGGAATGATTGGTCGATTTGGAAGATGGACCATTCGATTGAACTACCAACCGCACCGCCGCTAATTGACAAAGACCCTGCCGACGACTTCGCTTGAAGTGTTATTGTCTTTGCTGACGTATTTGTTGCAACATACAACCCACAATTAGTCGCTTGATATGCGCCGTTACCTGGGACATAGCCCGTCGCCTGTGAGATAACAGTCGAAGCGCCGTCTATCATTTGAATTGCCCATGTTGCCGAAGTTGTGCCGCCCGAAACAGCATTTGCAATGGCACAAATCCAATACCTGCCTGCGCGACTTGGCGTAAAAGTTATTCCAGGTAAAACCGATCCCGTAGTTGAAACCGTGCCGAATGAACTGTTCGTCCTTTCAGTTAGGGCACACGACGCATCGGCGGTAAAGTCACCAAAGGCGGTGTTTGTTCGCGACCATACACAAGTCGAATCATGATACCCACTCCAACTATTCGCTGTTTTATCAGCCGTGTAAGCCGTCTCTTGTGTCGTGGGGAAACGCTTGAGCCTAGCCGTAAAAGGGGCGAGGCTTGCTGTGTTAGATATTTCTGTTGTTCCGCTTGATTCAGTGCGACCGCGAACAGAATACGTCACCGAGCTGACTGGCGTAGTAACTTGGAAGTTTGCTGTTAACGCGCAACGTGCGCTCTGATTTCCCCCCGTACTAAAAAGCCAATAAGATTGCGCACTGTTTACCGTGCTAGACCCATCGTAAATTTCAAACAGAGCGCCAGTTGTCACGGTGCCAGACTTTCCGCATTGGAAATCAAATTCTAGCTCATACCATCCGGGCTTCATGTTGTTAAATGTAACGGCGGGTATTTTGGTGCCGGGTGCGACCGCTTCACCAACCACCGTGGGTGCCGCACAATCGGTATCAGCAGAAAAAGCCGCCATTGATGTGCTCGTCGTCGTCCACCCGCAAAGTGCTGTTGGCGCATATTGAAGTTGGCCCACAAACGTCGCCTGACTAACATTCGACACGTTGTAGCCTTCTGCGGGGCCAATATGACATGAATCGATCTCGATTGAAACTTCGTCACTATTTGCAAAAATGCGCGCAGAAATGGAACCCGACGAAGGCGCTATGAAGTTTACACTTGTTCGCGTCGGTGTCGTTGACGACGTGATCGTCGCTTCGGCTAGAATGTTTGACCCGTCATACGCTTGAATTTCGTGTGTCGCGGTTCCCGAAGCCGTAACAAATAAACAACTAACAACCATGTTTCGCCCGTACATGCCGGGCGGGATTGTCACCGCGGTTGACGTTAACGTGTCCGAAGACGCGTCCGCGTCCCAAAGCGCCGAAGCGTTTCCGATCAATGGCGTTGACGTATTGATTGAAAAATCGGCCGTATCGTTCGGCGTCCATTTGGCTTTTCCGTTTTCAAAGCCGGGATTGTCTAGCAAGTTTTGTGCGAAGACTTGCCCCTTTTCGACTTCGTTCAATGCCGCGAACGCCGGTTGAAAAGTTAAAAGATTTGCTAACAATAACGTGAAAATGTATTTTGTCGTCTTCATTGAAATGTCACCTCGGAATTGTAGACAAGGGCTTTAGCGTCACTTGTTGCGGTGTCAGTCCCGCGTTTTAAACACGCAAAAAGTAAGTCGCCCGCGGCGACCGCGACGGCGTTCACTTCACCGATTGTTGAACTTAGGTCGAACTCGACGGTCTGGGGTTCGTTTTGCGTTGCACCGCTCAACGTGACCGCCGAGTTCGTTGACGTTCTTTGATTTGTTGTCGACGTAACGGCGTCCGTCGCGTCACGAATCAACGTGGTGACCGTTTGAAATAAAACGGTGCCGCTTGTATCGTTCGAATAGAAAGACAAGAAAAGTTTTATCGGTCCGCCCGCTTGATACGTTTCCGGGACCTTTACGTTCGCGCAAAGTTGTTGCGCTAGACCGGATTCAAAAGCGTATATCGAAACGCCGTTTTCGACGTCATACAATGGCGAATTCGTCGATTCGATCCATTGAAGCGAACCGCCGCCCCCGCCGCCGCCCCCGCCAACTTCCGCCCAACCCGAACCGTTATAGACGTTCACTTTATTGTCGTCGGTATTGTAAACAAGTAAGCCCGTCGGCGGCGTTGAAATCGCGTCCCTTTGTGCTTCGGTCATTCGCGGCGGTAAAAAGCCTTTCGAAGTCGACACCAAGTCTAGGACTGATTTCGCGTTCGCGGCCGTATTCGATCCGATCGACATAGCTTGACGAACGATAACCGCGTCGAAACGCGTTGCCGCCGCCGCAAAAGCGACGACCGGCAAAAGTAAAAGTAAACTAAACCGCAGCTTTGCGCGTGATTTTATACTGGAATAAAGATGTCGCAGCATTGTATGACCCCCCATTGTCGTCGGTCGCGTACTGAATCTGACCGCCCGAAGTTATTGTAAAAGTGACCCCCGCGTCGGTGTCCGCGGGCATTTGTGCGTTCATGCCTTCGACAAGTTCCCAACCCGACCCGTCAGTGACGCCCATTAAAGAACCCGCGCGGGCGCGCGTCGAACCGCCCGCCGCCGATCTATAGATTTGGTACTCAATAACAAAAGACCGATAGACCGTTTTATCAAAAGAAAGCCCGGTCACGTTTGTCACGGCTTGGTTATTCGCCAAAGTGAAATCGGTGAACCCGTCTTGTAAGTAACCGAGCGTTACAACGTCGCCCGCCGCGACCGGGTCACTTGCGGCCGGATCGGTGTCCGTTTCTACGCCCCCAACAAAATCATAAACGCGAATCATTTTAAAACCCCTAGATATCCAAAGTTATTTCGACCCCGTCGACGCCTTTTTTTATTTCCGTGATAACGTAGTCCGCTTCATGAATAGTCTCGCCGTCGTATTGAAACCCCGGCAAGTATTTTGATTTCAAAGTCACCGTCGAACCAACGTCCGACGCGACAAGTTGAAGCGTCGTTTTCAATGTAACCGTCCCTTTTCGATTTGGGCGCAAAGTGTTCGGTCGGCTTGATACGCGCCGGGCGTAAGTCGCGCCATGCAAAGAAGTATTCGCGCCCCCATCGTCCGGGTTGTTCGCGTTGATAACGTTTAACGGCCGGTGTTCGGTGAAGACCGTTGAACTTCCCAAAAGTCCGACTTCGGCGACAAAGTCTTCATAAATGACGTTGTCGATGTCGCGAAAATCAACGTCAAAACGCATCGACTTTGCGACCACGTCTTCAAGTTCAATCGTTCCGACACTTGTCGACGCTTCGAGCGATTTAATTTTGATAAGTTCGTCCGGGCTATAAAACAAAACAGCGCGCGCCGCGGTCAAAAGTTGTGAAAGCGTGTCGACGTGGTTCGGCGGTGCCGAACCTTGTTCGTTTGGTAAAAGTCCGATCGTGAACCACGAATCGTCAGTGACCCAAAAATCGCCCGTATGATAGTCGTCGTAGTCCGTCGCGAAGTCGACGAAACTTTGAAGGTCGAAAAGGTCGGAAAGCGCGTAAGTCCCGGCGTCCAAAAGGTCCATGTCATGCGCTAGATACTTTAAAATTCGCCCGGCGATTCCGTTTAAATACGTGTAAGTCGACCCGCCGTCCAAGGTGACGCGAATCGGTTCAAGACATCCGGCCGCGCGAATTGTCGCGACAAGATAGTCGCCATTTGACGGGTCGATAGTTGACGCGCCGACGTTCGCTTCGGCCGAACTTGTCAACCAAAGTTCAAGCGGTCCGCCCGAAACAACTGACGCAGGATACTCGACGTAATAGTCGCGAACCGGCATCAATTCATAGTAAACGCCATTTTGAACAAGCGCGACAAAGTTAGTTGGAAACTTCGTCACCAAGACGTTGCCCGTTCCGACGTTTGCGTCAAATTGTAAGTCGACGTTGATTCCGGCGACGATTCGGTCAACGATTTTGACGTAGTAATTAGTGACCGAAGTTAAGTTTCGAACCCGAACCCGGTCGCCAACGTTAAAATAGACACCAAGATCGTCATAGGTGCCGCCCAAACTGTAGCAAGACTTCCAAGTAAAATCGGCCGGGTAAGTTCCGCTATTGACCCCGCCCGTGTGTCGCCCTTCAACAAACGCGCCTAAAAAAGTCCCGTTCGCCGTTGGTGTCCCGCCGGAAGGCGACCCGCCGGGCGGTCCGCCGATCGCGTTGTCGAACCCTAAAACCCAACGACGGTTGTTCGCGGTTGTCGGGCTTGAATCGTCGAAGCTTGTGTTCACGGGCGCGAAGCCGTGAATATAAGTGTAAGTCGTCGAGCCGCCCGATCCGGTGTCGTCTTCGGTGCCGGTATCGCCGACACTTCCCAAAAGCGCGCGAATGGGCTGGTTAAACGCCGCCGAATCAATCGGTCCGGGCGACCCCGTAAAAATCGCGGTTTCGATCGCGCCCTGAATTTCAAAACCTTTTTGCGTAAGCCCGAATTGAATGTTCGAAAAGTCAAAGGTCACCTTGTCGTCAAGTAACCCGTAAAAAAGCGCGTCAATGTTTGCGACTTCAAGGCGTCCCGCTAGATGATAAACCCACACTTGAACATTTTTAAACGAGGCTTCACTTATCAAATGTTGATGCTTTTCGGGGTCAAAGAACACCGAAAACCCGCTTGCGTCGATAACGTTAACGCCGAACGCTTGATCGCCTAAACTTGAAGAAATGTCGGGCGGGCTTGAAATGTTCGCGGTCCATTCGACTGTATCGGTCGTTGAATCGGTCGGGATACGATACCAAAGACAAGAAAGCGTTGAAAAATACATTTCAAACGTCGCGACGAATTCGTCACCGCTTACGACCGCGGTTGACGAATACATGTAAAGAAGTTCGGCCGCGGCGTCATAGTAGAAATCGGTGTTTGCGGTACATGCGGCGGCACTTGATTTCGCGACCGTCGCAGCGCCGACCGAAAAAACGTAATCAACTTTTAAACTTGCGACGTAAACGTTTCCGGAATGAACGGCGAACCCCGACACCAAGATTCGCGGTTGAATTCGAATCATTACATGGCTTTTGACTGAATCTTTGGTGACTTCGGTCGCGTAACTCATAGACGCGCCCCTAGTAAAGTGAATTCAAACGGACAACTGTAAAGGTCTTCGACGCCCGTGACCGTGTCCGCGTGTGTATAAATAAGCCGCGGGAAGTTAACACCCCAAGCGATATGCGAATCGGCGTCGCCCGTGTATCCGGTAACCCAAGGCACTAACGCGTAAGTTTCGCCCGCTTTCAAGTAAGGCGCTTCACTGAATTCGAAATACAAATTTCGAAAGCCGTGATCGTTCGTGTGGACTTCGGCTTTTAACGGATTGACGTCCGTTTCATAAAGCATTTGATAAGGTTCGTTGTTTTTATAGGAATATATTCGCATCTTGATCGCGGTAAAAACCGGATCGTTATAGACGACGAACCAACTTCGAATCACGCGAATCGCGTGATCGTAGTCAAGCGTGAACGGTTGCCATTTCTGCGGGGTTCCCGCAAAATCGGCCGTTAGAAATCGGTCACCGTACACACGCCACGCCATATTTTACACGTCTTCCCTTAACGGCCATTGTCCCGACCAAACGTTAGGCGACACCAAAGCATGACGCGGGTTCGCGTTGAACCGGACATACTTAACCCAACGGTTCGCGTCGCTTGAAAAAACTTCGTTTGGATCTAAACAAATAAAAAACGGATACGCGCGCCCATGCGCCTTTATGAATTCTTCGAGCGTCTCAAATTCCGTCGTCGTAAGCGCGAACCAATCAAGCGTGAACTCTTGACCTTGTTGACGTTCGGTCGTGAACACGTTACCCATTTCGCTTTCGTTCGTGTTCGCAAAATCGACGAACTCGTTATCAAGCGGGAATTGAACCGCGCCTTGCGTTGGTGAAAACGAATCGCCCAAGTAGACGTTTGAAATTTCAACGTAACCGTAGGAATTCGAAGCGTCTTCAATGTAAAGTCGCCAATACCGATACGCACCGAAGCCCGCGGCTAAAAAGTATGAAATCGCGTTTTCATGATACGTCAAAGTTTGTTCGAAACTCGGTGACGTCCAAACGTCTGTCGCGTTTCCTTGAAGCTTGATCGTTGCGCCTTCCGAAATCTTGATCGCTTCGTTTCTATTACCGACAAGCGCGAACGCCGTCGGATTCGAAGCGGTTCCAAGATCCCATCGAAGCCATTCGGAAGTGTGAATTTTTAAAGTGTCCGCCGTGTAAGTAAGCGCGCCGGTATCGTTGGCGCCGGTTGAAAACCCTAGAATGGACGCGGCGGTAGAGTTCGCGTCAGTCCATTGAATTTGAAATATACCGCCGCCCCCAAGACCGTCAGACGTCAATTTAATTTTATTGGTCGTGGTGTCGCGTGTCACGGTATAAGTTGACGCGCCCGCGGCGTCTAACGCCGTTTTGATCGCAGTTAAAAATGAAGCGTCCGTCGTATATTCGGCGACCGCGATTGTTGCGGTAAGATCGACACCAACGGATTCGCGAATCACGATTTTGTTATTTGAACTCGTTATATTCCAATAACCGTCAGACCGCCAAACTTTAGTTCGACGTGTCTTCGCATAAACGTTTGTCTTCGGCGCGACGGATTTCGCGGAACTTGCGTCGCTATCGGTTAGCGTGTCGGCGTCGATATAGTTTAAAGTCATGACACGAATGTTGCTCATGTTGGCGCCGTCCTGTAACCAAGTTTGTTAACATCGAAAACGGCTTGGGCAAGTTGTCGGTTTCCGATGACTAAGTTCACTTGCATCGGTGAACCGTCGCCCGAACTTCCGCCGCCCGCTTTACCGAATGAAAGATCGCGGCCGCTTGGGACAAAACCCGATTCTTCGTCGGTTCCGCCGGAACCCGATTTCAAAAAACCCTTGATGATTTTACCGCCGAACAGACCGCCGCTTTTACCGCCGACTAGCCCGCCGGTTACTTTACTTAAAATCTTTTTAACGAATTCGCCCGCGCCCGCTATGATTTTCCCAACAAATTTAAACGCGCCTTCAATGATCTTGCCGACGAATTGTCCCGCGCCCGAAACCCATTTCGCGACGATTTGGGCGGAACCTTTGACTAGCGCGTTTATGATTTTAGGCATCATCAAAACTAGGGCTTCAATGACTTGCGGTAACGCTTCGATCAACGCTTCGATAACACGCGGTAACGCTTCGACTAACTTTTCAATGATAACCGGCAAGTTTTCCGCAAGCCGTTCGATAACAACCGGAAGGGCCAAAACTACGTTTTCGATGATGACCGGAATGGCGTTTGAAAATTCGTCGATAAGTTGACCGACCTTTTCAGGACCTTGACTAAGTGTTTCGACAAGCGGTCCAAGCGCGGCGCCCGCGGGACCGAAAAGCGCGGTTCCGGCCGCGCCCGCGGCTTGACCGATCAAGTTCTTTGCGCCTTCCGCGCCATTCAATACTTGCGATAGTCCGCCGATTCCGCGCGCTAACCCTTGCGACTGACCGTCGCTAAGACCGGCGCGACCGCCGCGTGATGGAACTTGTCCGTCACCAAGCGCCGACGAAAACGGGTTTTGTTGAAGTTGTTGTAATTGTTGAACAAGCTTGTCGTAGCTTTCTTTTTGAAGCTTTATATTGTCTTCGGTGAATTTGATTTTCAAATTACCTAAAAGCTTTTCGCGTTCGACGTCCGTGATAAAGCCCTGACGTTTTGCCGAATTGATAAGGTTCAAATTCTTTTCGAACACGTTCTTGATCGTGTCTGCTTGCGTTTTGCCGACGTCTTGAAGGCTTTTTTCGAGCGTTTCGAAGTCTGACTTTAACTGTGAATTGAAACGCTCCACCGCGTTTGTTTGTTTATCAAAACCTTTGGTGACTTTTTCAGTCGTCTTGACAATTTCGTTTTGCGCGACCGTCGCATTTTCAAGCGCGACTGATACGCCCGCGATCCGTTCGGTGACTTTATCAAAGCCCGCCGACGTCTTGCCAATTTCGATCATGTCGTTTTTATAGGTCGCGATCGCGTCGCGACCGGCTTCAAAAGACGCGGTCAATTCGCCTTTAACCGCAAGCCCAACGGCACCAAATAGATTCGCTAAAAGTTTCAACTGCGACCCTAAGATCGAAAAGAATCGAATCACGGTGTCGGTAACTTGAACCGCGATCCCCATAGAATCAACAAATAGGATAAGCCCGCCGCGAATCAGTTCGCCGAACTCTTTGCGGTTTTCACCGACGGCCGCGGCAAGGTCTATAAAAATGTCTTTAACCGAAGTCAGTACAATTAAGACCGCTTCGTTTTGTGTGACCGCGACGCCCAATTCTTCTTGGAAGTCTTTTTGCGATTTCGCTAGTTGAATCAATGCGCCGTCATACCCTTTTAGTTCATTTTCGGCAAAACCCTTATATCGTTCCGCGACGATCTTGACCGCTTCACCGTTTCGAAGTTGTTCCGCGGTCAAGCCTTGTAACTGCGGCACCACTTGGGCAAGCCGCCCCGCGGTTCCGTCGAACGTTTGACCCAACGCTTTAACACTTGAATTCAAATCGTCGCCGGTTACGGCGGACAAATCGACCGCGGCTTTTATCAGTTCGGCCGCTTCGTCGTTGGTTAAGTTAAAAGACTTCGCAAGTTTGACGGTGCCTAAGATAACGTCGTCTTCGAACTTCGAAACACGCGCAAGTTCGTCGGCTAGGTCTTGAAACGCTTCAACGTTTTGAAGGCTAAAATCGCCCGACGCTTTTAAAGCGTTTTCAAGCCCGCGCGCGGCGATTTCGGCTTCACTTGATTCGGCGGCGACGGCTTGTAACCCGTCGATGATTTTATCAACGGCGAACGCGGCGACAAAGGCGCCCGCGACTTTCTTCAACTGCGAAAAGCTGTTTTCAATTCCGCCGACTGATTTGTCGACGGACTTTGTGAACTGTTCGACCCCGTCCAGTGCCTTGCCAAATTGGGTCACGAATTCTATGGGAACTTGTATCGCCATTTTTTACCCGCCCCGTTTCTTTGCTTCCGCCCTTTCAATTTCGTCGCGCAAGTGTTCTATTTCGACGAAGTATTCCGCGGTCAGGGCGTCAAGGTTTTCAAAAGCGTCAACGAACCCAAGTGATCTAAGTCGCTTTCGGTTGTTGTATTCCGCAACGTAGTAAGCGGTTGGGTTGTTGTATTCCCGATGCCCCTTGTACGATGCGTGAACTTGCGCCTTTAACGCCCCTAGTTCTTTTTTCCCAAAAAACCCAAAATAAATTTCGAACACAAAGCCGTCACCATGCCGCCCGCATCCGGGTAACTGTAAAAGTCTTCGACCGATTTCAGTTCGACCCCAGCTTTTATGTCTTTTAGTTCAACGCCTTTGACGTACTTCTGAATTCTTTCGGCGCAGTTCGCTAACAAATCAAGTTGTTGAAGCGCCTTTGATACGTCTTTCTTCGCGTCTTCGACGTTACCTTCGCCAACGACCGCAAGACCGATTTCTTTTGGAAGTCGTAAGCGTTCGTGATACGGCGGAATTTGAACTTCGATAAAGCCTTCAAACTGTTCGGCGAAACGGTTTCCCGCTTCGCTTTCGTTTTCCGCGTCGAATTGAGCGGGCGTGAATTTTACTAACATGGTGACCCCCTTGAATTTTCTTGTTATAGGAAATTCAAGTACACTTCACCGTTGCCGCTTGAGTCAACAAAGCCCTGTAAAGTTATGTTCAACCCGATTTGTGAATCAAGGTCCGTGATTTCAAACGCTGAAATAACACACGACGGCATGTAAAGGTTCCCACACTTACCGGCGACCCAGTTCCCGCCGGACTTAACGCCGAAGTTCCAAGAAAACGCCGTGTCGGAATTCGCGCGATAACGGCGGAACTTGTCGGCGTCGTGCTTATCGACAAGCGCCGTGATTTGCACCGTAACTGCGCGCGCCGTTGTCAATTTCTGTTCGACGCCGGATTCCGCACAAACACACAAAACATCGGTCAACGTGTTTTCTAAAGAAAAGCTAATACTTGAAGCACAAAAGCAAGCGTAATCAGTTGTTCCGCCGATCATGACTTCGTTTGCTTTTGCGACTAATGGGTCGCTAGAATCGAACGTTGGCGTATGGGGCGCCGCCCATGACATAGCGTTGTCCGCCGTATAAGTAAGCGCGCCGGTATCGTCCGCGGCGACTGAAAAGCCGATCGCGTCACCAATCGTGTTCGCGGTGTTCGTTCCCGTGTTCCATTCCAATTTGAAGACCGTTCCGTCGGAAGTGAATTTGAACTTACCCCCGCTTGTCGAATCGTTGTCCATGTATTCAACCGTAAAAGTATCGGCCGAACCTTGGGCGTTCATACTGTCTTCGATCGCTTGCGCTAGTTCATGCGGATCGCGGTAAACGCCCGCGTCGACCGTTGCGACTAACGCCGCGGCCGCGCTATCTTCGAAGTCTAATTTCGTGTCATTCGCGTCGATACGAATGGGGTTGAAATGATACTTGGTGCCTTGAAGCCCGAAGGTCGCGTTGATGAATTCACCGGCCGCCGCGTTGATCGCTAAAGAGTTCACACGCGCGCCCGCTAGAAGTTCATACAATTGACCGTTGCCGCGGTATGAATGAAGCGACAATGACGGATGCCCGGTGTTAGCCGGTGCAAAGTTGATACACTTACCGACGTTGATCCCTGTCAATGGCGCCGTTTCTAAGTCAAAACCTAAAGTCAAATCGTTCGTTGATACTGAAAGAACCGGACGGATCGAGTATCCATTCGTTCCGTCTTTTATCAATACGGCTTTGCCGCGCGCGAAGTCCGATCCGCCCGCCGCAAGTTTCAACAACGAAACGGTTGACGAACCCGTCGTGGTTCTTTCCGTTCCGTTTGTACTAGTTGAACCGAAAGCAGATTCTAACAAGTCGTTGATTTCGGGCGCTTGCCCTTCAACCCCGCTATGTTTCAAATAGTGTGAAAAGCTTGATTCGGGCGATTCTAACCCTTGAATACTTTTTGAAGCGCCGATGCTTGACCGAATTTCTTCGTTTTCAAGTAACTGAAAATTGGGCACCAATGACAAATCGGGTTGAAGCGCGACATAGTCCGAAACGCCCGACGGGTCGACCGGCGTTCCCGCCGTTACTTCTTTTACTACGCCCATCACATTTGATTTTGAACTTCCGTAAGTAGACATAAAACCCCCAAGGCTTTTTTAAACGTTTAAATTTTCAATCAAAATAGCTTTAAAATTCGCCGAAACATACATAGCGGAAAAGTCGTCGCCTTCGATCGCTTGAACGCCCGAATCGTTTTCATAAGACAAATTGATAAGACCGTCGTTCAATGTCGCGTTTGTTTCGAAATCTTTTATGACAAGTTTCAGGTCTTCCATTAGGTCCTTTGAAACCGTGCCGTAACCGCTTGCGTCGCCGTCAAGCTTGAACACTTCGCGCGCGATCGACACGATAAACGTTCGATCGACGTGAATGTTACACGATAGTTCACGTCGACCGTTCGTCGCCGAACCAATCGCAAGACCGTAACCTTGTTTTAAAAATGTGAAACTGTTCGACGGAATGTCGTACGCGTTCGGTATTTGGTGCCAACCGGCGCCCAAAGTTAGAACCGCCGCAAGTCTTGTCAGTAAGTTGTCATAAGCGGTCGTTACGGCCGAACTCATCGTCGCACCAACCGACCGAAGCTTGGTTTCGCTTCCGCTTGTTCGCGTTTACCGTTGGCGTTTTTATCTAAGTCAAACGTCACCTTGTCCAATGCGTCGACATAGTTGTCGAACGCCTTTTCGCGGCGTTCTTCATAGTCTTTACCGAAAGCCGAATACGCGATTTCTGCGACTTTGTGAACCGCGGCGTCCGCGAATTGTTCCCAGTTCATGATCTGACTAGCTGAAAAGATTTCGCCTTTTTTCTTTAGGTCGCGAATGATTTCTTCGGCGGCTAAAACATGCTGTTCGTCCCAATTTGTTTTCGCCGCGGTGAACGCGGTCATAACCGTTGAGCGCCCAAGATCCGGATAGTAACCCTTTAAGTTGTAGTCGTTTGAAAATTTATGACCGACATACTTCAAAGCGGTCGTCGCTTTTAGGTTTCCGGAAAACGCTAACCGAACCCAATACATGTTGTATATTTTCAAAGTCGTTAGGCCCGAACCCGTCATGTTTTCGGTGGTTTCTTCTTTAGCCCAAGACTTGTTCCGGTCCGTCGTCCAAGAAATGATCCCGCTATTTGCTAACGTGTGCCCACTAGAATTTTTAGTTTGGTCTAACACGTCAACCGCCTCGACCCATTCCGACCCGTTCCAAATAGAAACGGATACGACCGACGCGGCGTCGTTGGCGGTCGACACCATAAAGTATCGGTGATTGAATGGAAGATCGCTTGCAAGATACAAATAGTCGTCAGCGGCGACAATGTCGACCGTTTCACTTCCCGCGAAAACGTCGTTCAAGTTGATCGACAAATCGGTCAACGTGGTATTGTTTTCGAAAATCACGCGGTTATTGACTAACAAATCGCGCCCCCGTTGTTAAGTTCCCAAGTACGCGCTCAACTTATCGTCAAGCGCGTGTTCGGAACTTACTTCGTTCCGGCGTAGTAACCTTCGATAACCACACGCGCGCGTCCGGCCGTGTTAGCTGTCGTAATGTTCAACTTAACTTCTTTACCGCTTGCGGAATAGTATTTCGCACTTGGAACGACATAGATGTCGGCCGCGTCGGTCGCGCCCGCAGTCGAAATGCGTAAGTCGGCGCCCGCCGCTTTTGCGTCCCAACC